GTTACCGTAATCGCCGAACTCCCCCAGCTTCGTGTTTCCGGCTTTCCTGTGATGCATCAGATTCACTCTACCGTCAGTGGTCTGAGTGAAGTACGACATCAGGAACGGATTACCGGTACCCGTCATCGCCACACCATCAGGAACGGGAGCGTCCGTATACAGATAAATCCCCAGCCCGAACTGATTGTTGGTCAGTGCGCCTGACAGGCGGAACTTACAGGTCAGTCTGCCGCCCTGTGTCAGCAGGGTAATTGCGTCATCCACCGGATGCGTCAGGGACCAGGTTTTATTGCTCTGCTTGGCGATCTTAAATACACCACCCGACAACTGAATTCCGCCGTCCTTAATGGTCCAGCCCTGCGCAGCAGCCTCTCCGGCTGTCGGCAGCAGGGAGATTGTGCGAACGGACGTATCTGCAGACGGACCCGATGGTGTGTTGCCGCCGGGCGAGGGTTTGATTTCCGGTGCCTTACCACTGATGAAGGCTGAGGTGCGCCCGGCTGCGTTCAGAATAGCGGTTGCCAGACGATCCGGAATAATGCTCCTGCGCGCCCATGAACTGAAATGTGTCGGGCGGTTTGATGATACCTGGTTTCCATTCGTTCTCGATGCCGCACCGTAATATCCTGATGCCGGAATATCCGGATCTTCTGTCGGCGCGTTAGTGGCGGTATTGACGCCGTTACCGTCTGTCATGAAGGGTACAAAATAAACGCCATCACTCTCCCTGTTTTTGTACGCCCCGTAAATGGTGTTGTACTGCGTGCCGTAGGTGTTTTTCCAGTAATACGTCGTGTCACCACAAATCCACGGCACATTTACAGCACTGCCACCATGACACTGCGCGTTAAACACAGTGAGGTCAGCACGAAACTGCTTCAGCATGGCTGTAAACAGCGCAGGTTGCTGTGCGTAGGTGGCGGCGCTCATGTCAAACTCTCCCTGCATCCAGCACACCGCCAGCAACACATTTTTCGGGTTCTTCTGTAATGCAGCTTTAGTGCGCGCAATCAGGTCCTGATATAACGGTTTACCCACACCCCAGCGCGCCGAATCCTGGCTGGCCCCCGCGTCCGCACTGAATGTCCCCTCCGCGCCCTGGGTGAATGCCGAACCACCACGACAGCATGGTACCAGCAGGATCCCCGCGTTATTCGGGATATACGGAAGCAGTTTTTTGGCAATATGTAAGCCCTGGCCGACACAGCCATACTGCCCTTTGCTCAGGTCTGCCTTCGGATGATTCAGCGTACTCATATCCTGCACATCATGCAGGCAGTGGTCGGCCGGAATAATATCGTTATATCTGCAGGCAGCCCCGCCCGGCGTCACTGTACTGCGGCGCGCCAGCTGTTTAATGCGCGGATCCGGAGCATCGTATGAATCCGGCAGCGGAAGCCCTTCACCGTAAGCCATGGCATTGGACTGCCCGGCCAGTACGATGACGTAGTACCACTCCGGCTCAGTTGCACCACTGACCACCACATCACCTTCTGCTGCAATCGCCTGCATCAGGGTATAAGGGGTTATGGCCACCGGACTACCAAACGGCTGCCAGCCCTCTTTCAGTTTATGTGTCAGCTTTTCCGCAAGGTCTGACGGCGACGCCGCCCTGACAACATCATAATGTTTAATCGACATCGAATTTCTCCCGTGTACAGGAACAGAGTTAAAAAGCCGGAACCGGAATCAAATTACAGGATGGCCATCTGCCAGTGGCTGGTCGTAAAAAAAAGGCCACGCCATGCGCAGCCGGAAATAAAGGGATAATGATGATAGTTTGAGAAAAACAGAAACAACACTTTTGTGGCAAAGCATGGTGCCGGGTGCCTCCCGGTGAATTCAGTATCAGCACCTGAATCCGCGATTATCCCATATACCTGGTTGCTGATCGCCCCTCCGCACAGGGGGATTCACCATGCAGAAGTGTTTTTAATAAACAGCAAACAAAAAAATCAAGCATTATGCAGGCTGTTTCTTTTTATCACCGGCCACAGCAATACCACAATGCCGCAGACCAGCACTCCATCCGCCAGCACCGACATGATCCTGCTGGTGAAATCCACCATCACCACCAGAAACAGCAGGAGTGCCACAGCGGCCAGACGCAGTTTTACCGTCACAGGTGGTTCTCCAGTCGCAGGCCAAGAACACCAGCAATCTCTTCCAGAACCTTACGCTCTTCCGGCTCAATTTCACCATCTGCTTCAGCAATGGCCACCGCCACATCCAGCACATCTTCCGCTTCACGCGTATCGTGTTTCACATCTTCAATTTCACGCAACGCTGCACGACGACCAATTTTAAAATTGGTGTCAAGCTGACCTGTGATCGTGGCACTGATGGCATTAATTTCTGACGTAAATGCGGACAATGCTGGCTGGTTACGTAATACCTGTTCGATCTTCGCTTTCTCTGAAGTCTCACATTCACCATCTGCATAGGCCACCAGGTAGGCAGCATTAATAACCGCCTGTGCCAGATCGCGTTTCTCAAACTTTTTAATTTCAGTTGCTGCTCTGCGGGTTTTCTTTTTGAAAATACCAAACATCGTGACTTTTCCTTTTAGTGGGTGAGCCTGCGCCCGGGGGTGACCAGCCCACAGAGAAAGTCACACTGACCATCCCGTAAGCTCACCCCTGAAAGGCTCTGTGGTTTTTGATGTACGCCGGGCGTGGCGCGGAAATAAAAAAAAGGTCCGCCAAAGCGAACCTTAAAGATCAGAGAGGGATATTTTTTATTGATGAACAAAATTCAGCCAACCATAAGGTTAACTACAAAACAACATGCAAATACACGCTACCTACAACGGCAAGCAGATAAGAAAAATGCAATCGCTACGAAAACCAAACTCAGGATTAATCAGCCAACTGATTTGGTCGGCAGTTGTAAATCTCAGCCAGTTTTTCCAGTGTTGATTTTCGCGGAGCTCCTGCTCTCTCAAACTGAGATACGGCTGACTGTTTAACCCCCAGGCGCTCCGCCACTTCCTGTTGAGTCATTCGCCTGTAAATCCGCCATGCTGCCAACAATGACACATCATCATCAATCATGATGGATACTACTTCATGAGGTATTGTTTCATTGTCATTCTCTCCGGCTTCATACTGGATGCTTTCAAAATCATCATCAGGATCTGCCAGACTTAACAGCCGTTCATATTCAGCAACTGACATAATGACCCCGGTTCTAACACCGGCATTATCAGTAATAAACTGGACACTGTTTTTCATATCATTGCCTTTCGCGATTGAATGTCGTTCAGCAAACTGGCGGTCTCCCGCCAGCCTCCCTTAGTATGTGGTTGTGCTTCTGCGCTTAATTTCCTTAATATCCAGGACAACAGGATCACCATCCTCAACATCAAAAATAACCCTGTACACGCCGACCCTCAAACGGAATCGATTGTCACTCCCTGATAGCTTTTTAAAATCCATGGCTACCAGAGGAAAATCCTTTAGCGCACCGACCTTATCCTTTATCGCCTGCCGATACCGCGTATCCACACGAAGTAACTGCTTCAGGGCTGTCCTTGTCCATCGAACCTCAATCATTATCCCCCCTCTGATTCGTGAGAAAACATGATTATTTTCGAGAACAACTTTACACCCCATACTTATATATTGCAACAAGACTTATGAAAAAATAAGCATTGATTAATCAGTCAACAGCTTTACACGTCAGAATTTCTCTTATCTCGCTCACCGTCTGCTCAAACCGTTCAGCCTCAAGCTCAACGCCTATTGCCCGACGACCAAGCGAAAGCGCGGCTTTTATCGTGGAACCTGACCCCATAAAAAAGTCGGCAACCAAATCACCCGGACGACTGCTGGCCTCTATTATCTGACGCAACATATCTGCCGGTTTTTCACAGGGGTGTTTGCCCGGATAATACTGTACAGGCTTATACATCCAGACATCCGTATACGGAACAGCAGCCGATACAGAAAAATAACGCCGCAAAGATTTGTACTCCTCCAGCAGGCTGGCATATTGCCGGTTAAGTTCACTGTATGTGCTGACCAGCTGGTGGTGTGGCCATTCCAGTTCACCGCGCTGATGCTTCTCTTCTGCCACCCGGGCAAACAGGGCCTGTAATTTCAGATAATCGCTTTCGTTCGGCAGCTGCCACTGACTGGCACTGAACCAGTGCGACACCATGTTTTTCTTTCCTGTGGCATCTGCAATCTGTTTTGCCGTTATCCCAAGAGCAGCACGCGCATCACGAAAGTAAGAAATCAGCGGGGCCATCACATGCTGTTTCAGTGCCCTGCCCTTCGCCTCATCGCCATCATCTTTCGGACGATACGGCCCCTGATAATGTTCCGCGAACAGAATGCGTTCTGTGGCCGGAAAATACGCCCGCAGGCTTTCCTTGTCGCACCCGTTCCAGCGTCCGGACGGCTTCGCCCAGATAATATGGTTCAGCACATTGAAGCGTTCACGCATCATGATTTCGATATCAGATGCCAGGCGATGACCACAGAACAGGTAAAGACTTCCGGCAGGTTTCAGCACCCGCCAGAACTGCGCCAGACACTGGTCCAGCCACTTCAGGTAATCATCGTCGCCCTTCCACTGGTTATCCCAGCCCTCAGGCTTCACTTTAAAGTACGGCGGGTCCGTGACTATCAGGTCAACAGAATTTTCGGGTAACGACCGGATAAATTCCAGGCAGTCGGCGTTGATTAACTCACAACTGGATATTTTTACAGTATTAGCCATAGATCAATAAGCACTTCTCTGATAGGCTCATACCGCTTTTGCGCAAAGCAGATGGGCCTGAGGTTTGCTTGTGACCACAACGCATGAGCAGATGGCTGGTGAGTGCCCCTAACACCCACCAGCCGCCCATTTACCACAAATAAAAAAGCCTTCACTGCGGAAGGCGTCTGTAACAACCGAACTGATAGTCTGCCAGACCCGCCATAACAAGTTGGGTCAGTATTAACTGACAGCGTTCGCGTGAAAGGTAAGTATTCTGCGCAATCTCCCCGACTGTCGCCGGTTCGGTGACGCTTAATTCATTAAACACCACTCTGGCGGTTTCTGTCATATCCTGCTGTTTCAGCATGTCTTTTTCCCTTTTTCGGTTAACGTGACACACCAATAACTCTTGTCGAAAAAGCCAGCAAGCTGAAAGACAGGTATTCACCGCCACCAGCACGTTTACTGTACTGGACCGATTTCAGCCATAAAAAAACCCGCTCGCGGGCGAAGTAACCACTCTTAACATACTGACATACTTTTTGCGGACCGCACTAATCATTTTTTACTTTTTTAGCAGCCAGTCGTCCATCTCCAGTCTTACCCCCAGCACAGACAAACATCCGTCAATAAACCCTTCGGCTATCTGCATCTCAATTCGTATTGCTTTTTCGCTTTTCTTTCTCGTCCTGGCTATCTGTCTTTTTGATATTCGCAACAAATAATGAGCAATGAGAAGCGAATACTCCTCAGGTTTTTTCTGCTTCAGACGAGCAAGACAGTTTTCAATGATAAGTCCGTCATCATCGCAGCAGGCCGGACGTGGTTTAGTGGCAGATGGTAAAAGTCCTTTGAATCCGGCAGCGATCGGAGAATAGTCCACCCCGGTGTTACCACTTGCAGCCCATGCCCCCCAGCGTTCAAGAACTATCTGAATATCACGCATCAACTTTCTCCACAAAATCAGGACAGCACACCAATCGCCAGCGCGCGATCGATAAAACGAAATATCAGCTCCAGTTGGGAACCATACTTCTCTTCAAATGCCACGGTATCCGCATGCAGTTCGTCATGGTGTTTTCTGCACAAAGGCAACACAAAAAGGTCATGCGCTTTTGTACCCATTCCACCCTGACCATGACCAATCAGGTGATGAGGATCGTCGGCTGGCTTACCACAACATGCACACGGCTGTGTCTTAACCCAGCGCGTGTACTTTTCATTAACCCAGCGACGACGTTTTGGGCGTAACATAAAAGACTCCGGCGACTCTGGATCCACTTTCAGCGCCAGCACCTTTTTCGCTTTATCCTGGATAATGCTGGTGGCAGGAACCGAAGGAACAAGGTCACTCTCCCGGGTGACAGACGGCACAACAGGCTTCGGTAATCTCAGTGCCTTACGGGCTGCACTTTCCGGTAAGGCATCAGCCAGGTCATTACGAGCCAGCCACCAGCACAGTTCCGGCATTGTCACAACGTGACTGTCATCAAAACCGAGATCCCGACGCACAACAGACAACACCCAGCGGGCACAGTTATCCGTTGCCATTGATTCCAGCCGTTCCGTGAACTGATCGCGCAGCTGGTTATCGCAGTGCCAGCACAGACGGATTGCGCCCGGAGCGTGTCGCATTGTGGTCATGTTCTCGCTGTGCCAGTTGGAATGAGGCCACTGACAGCCCTTTTCACGAAGTAACCAGCTTTCAAGACATTCCACGCCACCAGCACGACGGATCACTGCCTCATTGCGGAACACGGCCCGAACGGCAGGATCATCCGCCAGCGGTTGTGATGCCGCCGGAACGGCACCACTGGCAAAAGATGAATAACGTTCCGGCTCAGGCTCCAGCAGGACACGCCCCTGCATAAACCTGTCTCTTATACACAAATCCCCACCCGGGGATTTGTGATGTCTGTCAGTCTGCTTTAGGGGGACTCTTTCCATCCGGTAGTTTCCTTCCTCCCCGGCAGCGATTTTTTGAACTTTTTCCTCACCCGTTGATCTTCTCTTATATTTCATTTTCTTCGGGTCTGTTATGGTACTTTCTGATTGTTATTCATGGGCTAACGAGCAGTTTGGACATGCCCGTCTCGGTGATCCGCGTCGTACACGACGCCTTGTGTCACTGGCCTCTTCTCTCGCTCAGCATGCAGGTCTTTCTATTGTGAAATCATCCCAGTCCACTGCTCAGGTTGAAGGTGCGTACCGCCTGATACGTAACCCGTCTGTGTCCCCGCAAGCCATTGCCGAAGCCGGATTTACCGCCACTGTAAGGGCATGTGAGGCTCATCCGCTGCTCCTCGCGCTGGAAGACACCACCACCATTAACTTCAGTCACAGTACGGCATCTGATGACCTGGGGAATACCACCACTAACCCGAAGACGCGCGGGCTGCTGGCTCACTCTGTCCTGATGTACGCCCCCGACAGCGCCCTGCCAGTCGGTCTTATCGAACAGCAGCGCTGGAGTCGTGCCACGGACACCTACGGTGTTAAGCACCAGCGAAAAGAACGTCCCTATGAAGAAAAAGAAAGTTACCGCTGGCAGCAGGCTTCGGAGCGCATGGCCGAACGGCTGGGGGAGATACAGAAACGGGTAATCACTGTCTGTGACCGGGAAGCGGATATCTGGCATTACCTGCATTATAAAGTCAGCCACGGGCAGCGCTTCGTGGTGCGTGCAGCACAGAATCGCCGGCTGGAAGAAGCACCCGGCAAGCTCTTCGAACTGCCGGAAGTCCTGGCAACCGCGGGAAGCCACACGCTGAATGTGATGCAAAAAGGCGGGCGGGCAGCCCGCCAGGCCCGGATGTTCATCAGTTACAGCGAAGTCAGCATAAAAAATCCCGACAACAGCGGCCAGGCGCTCCCGCTCACGTATGTCTGTTGCCGGGAGCAGGCAGAGGACGGCGCCTGCTGGCATCTGCTGACGTCAGAAAAAGTGGCGAGTGCCGCCGATGCGCGACGTATCGTCAGCCATTACGAGCGACGCTGGCTGATAGAGGAATACCACAAGGCGTGGAAAAGTGGTGGTACATGTGTGGAATCGCTGCGAATGCAGACCCGGGATAACCTCGAGCGCATGGTGGTTATCAAGGCGTTTATCGCGGTGCGGGTGCTGGGCCTGCGGCAGGGCGGTATCAGTGAAGAAACACAAAATGACAGCTGTGAGAAAATACTGACGCCGACAGAGTGGAAACTGCTGTGGGTTAAGCTGGAAGGAAAACCGCTTCCGTCACAGATGCCGACACTGAAATGGGCCTGTCTGAAACTGGCGAAACTGGGGCGATGGCATGACAGCAAACGCACCGGTCGCCCCGGTTGGGTAGTCATGTGGGATGGCTGGTTCAGACTTCAGGATATGGTTGAGGGTTACCTG